CCAGGCCTATAATGCAATCTCTATCTCTAACGAAGTTCCAATGTAAAGTTTCTACATCGTCTCCGTATTTTGTTCCAGGTTCAACTACAGTAATCTGTTCTACTTTAGCTTTCTTATATGGTTCATGTCCCCATGCTCCAGCCCACATTACTACATCACCTACATACAAAAAGTTATTTTCTTTTTCTAGTTCTGTCATGCTCCAGTTCTTTGCTTTCTCTAATCTTTTACTGGTCGTTATTAATTTCTTCATCTACCTTGCCCTCTATATTTTTTGTAGCTACGTTTCTTATCCTTGTTCAT